CAAAGGTAAAAGGGCCGTTAAAGAAAGATGGTAAGTTAACACGCAAAGCTCTTGCACTACGCAAGTGGAATTGCGGTTCAGTATAAACTCAACAAAACGAAAATCTAAATATCAAAAGTGCCTGATGCGTCAGATAACACTTGAGAGAACAGACAGTAGTGAAGTTAGTTTCTCAAATTATTAATCAATCCAAAGGAGTTTTATTATGGCTAACGCCACCGTATCTCGCCTTGGTCTGGTAAACAATAGTGGAACAGACTTTGAAGCTCTGTTTCTGAAAGTGTTCTCTGGTGAGGTTCTAACAGCCTTTGCTAGAAACAACATCTTTAACGAGCAGCTTCATTCAGTTCGCACTATTACTTCTGGTAAATCAGCACAGTTCCCTGTTACAGGTGCTGCAACGGCTGCGTACCATAGTCCTGGCACACCATTGGTAGGGGCAAACCAGATCTTGGCAAATGAAAAGATTATTTCTATTGATGATCTTTTAATATCACAAGCTTTCGTCAGCAATCTTGACGAGCTTATGAATCACTACGATGTCAGAGCTACATACGCTGATGAATTAGGTAAGGCACTTGCCAAGACTTATGATCAGAACGTAGCGAAGGTAATTGCTAATGCTTCAAGAGCTTCAACAACTCTTACAGGTGGAGCAGGTGGATTAGTTTCTACTCTTGCTTCTGGTAATACAGCTTCAGCAAACGTAACTGGTGATGAGTTAGCAGCAGCTATCTATGACATCGCACAAGCGTTTG